CCGGAAGCGCTATCAACAAGCTGACTAACAGTACCAGAGGGCTTAACAGCAGTAATAGCAGCGCTACGATTGATGCCAAGCCTATCAGCCCAAACAGCATTAGTAGAAATACACTCTCCCTTAAGCGCTCCCAACCACTCTCGTAGTTCATCCTTATCTCCTCGTCCTGACAACACAGGGTGATCCATGATGCCCGTTAGTGAAACACCAAGCAGTGCTTCTTCTTCTGTATTCTTCTGCCACACTTTTCGTAAGTAGCGGAAGTCGGTTAACGTAGCCTGTAGAGTTCCAAGGATAGACGCAATACGTACTTTTCGTTTGAGGTCTGACAAACTGTCGGCTGACCTGACAACAACTTCTGATAGATTACAGAATTGGTATGGCCTGAGGATGATTTCGCTACATGGATTAGTTCCAAAATCATAGGTAGCATCTCGTCGCTCGTTCTTTGCAGCTTGCTTTTGACTTGCGACTCTAGAGAACATACCTCGTTCTCCGGAGCGGGACTCGTATAAACTTTTCCACTCATTTAAAAATGCCTCGAAGTCTGGCTTCTCTGTATAACATGCACTGTTGTTAGCTAAGCCTCGCTGAGGGTTGTCAACCCACCACTGTCCTGACTTGCATCGTCGAAGTCTATCGTCGGTAAGATTAGATAAACTGATGAGAGCGGACCTGCGTACACCCCCGACAACGACGATCTGTGCAATCTTACAGCAGAGATCGTGACATTCGATGGAGCTAAGTTTACGTCCAGCAGCTTCCCGAAAGACGTTGGTTGTGAAGTTGAACAGATCGACAAGAGGCTCTGGACCAGATGCTCTACCTCCGAAAGTCTTAAGGCTTGCCCCTGCAGGTCGTACTCCAGACACGTCCCATTTTGGAAGTTGGCCTGAATACAACAGGCTGACAAGTTCTCTGTAAGCTTTAGCCCATCCAATTTTGCTGTCAGCGACGTGTATAACGGTATCTGTGGCATGGAAGTCCTCCGCTACTTCTGGTAGTTTAGATATGTACTGTCGTTCAACACTGAAGCCCACGCCTGTGCCGCACATAAGGACGTACATCATCTCGTCAAACGCCTTAGGGTGGTCTATAGGTAAGTAGGAGCAGTTAAACCCAGCTACGTTGTCACGGTCTAGGGCTTCTCCTGCAGTCATCAAGGCTCTCATGCTAGGCATTACGTCCAAGTCATGAATGTCCTTGAACATGTCGTTAGCTTCTTCCAGTGTTATCTTCTGCTTCTCTATCCAGAAGTTTAGGTAACGGTCTATTGTTTCTTCCCAAGTCTCACGACGCTGTTCCTCTGGTAGGTAACGTGCGTACCTGCTTTTGTGTATGTACTGTTGATAAGCGTCCAATTATGTTACTCCTATGTTCGTCTGTATATGTTGTCCAGTTAGTGATTTCTTCTCTTGTCCTGCCGCAGCCTGTACACTGGTTGTCTACTAGTTTACATTGCTGTACACAAGGACTAATCATTGAGTTCTTTGATTAGCCTGTCGATGTACCAACGGCATTTACGTAAGTCCTCAACTGGTTTACCTTTGTAGTCATAGCGCCAGAGGTACTTTAGTGCGTTACCCTTAAGATAACCTTTGAACTCGTGTTCAGGCATGGACGCTTTGATTGCTTCGATGGCTTCGATTGCTCCTTTGTTGTAGTGGTCAGGTTGCTCCACAGGGTCTACCTTCTTCGGTTTTCTGATAGATAAGTTGTTCAGCGCAGTGAGTGTATCCCACTCTTCAGGAGTCGCATCATCAATACTCATTCTCTTCATCCTCTAGCTCCTCTTCAAACACATCTAGTCTGTTGATTAGTTTATCTTCAAACCTGTCCAGCATCTCTTCTGAGGTTATCTGTAGGGCCTCCAGCAGGTCGTCTGGGTCTAAAGTTTTCAAGAGGCGCTCCTTAATTTCCTCTAGTGTTAGTGACATAGTTAATCAACTCCTGTAGTGTCTCTATAGTATACCATAAAATGTTCTCTTTGTCACACCATTGTGACATTGTCATTTTGGCACCTTTTCGTATTTTCTTGTTGGGCTGCATTAGTACGAAGACCAGTGTCTGTCCTTCTGGCAAACTGTCTCTGACGCTGGTGTACTTCTTGGTGTCCCCGTCCCTGAAGTACCCTTTGCACTCGACAAGAACACCAGAAGCACTGTGAACAAAGTCAGGACGATAGCTACGCTCAATAGTGTATGGAACTGTGAACGGTTCATAGTCAAACTCCTTCAGTATCTTGCTGACATCTTCTTCAAACGTGCTTCTAAATGTTGATTTCTGGGACCTTCGGCTCATTGATAACCTCCGTTAAATATCTTGGACCTGAGGAGTAGGCGAAGGCGCGAACGGAAGGCCAACATACCTTTTTGTAGGAACAGTAGGAGCATCCGACGGCGAGTTTCTGGTTCCCACTCTTTCCATCGTCGATAGTGCCGTAGCATACGTCTGGCGGGGTTGGACGCTCCACTAGCTTTTTTACATGGTCAATACGCTCCGATATGTCAAACTTAATCAGGTCGTACACAGGGGCCTGAGTGTCGTTCTCGTCATACATGAGGTACGTCAGGTGACCATTCTGCTTGTCCATCGCTAACCAGCCATATCGAGTTTCGCCTTCTGACGCTGCATAGCCCTTAATTTGAGCAACGTAGCCAAACGGATCATCATAAGCGAGACTGCCATCTTTGAACTTTCTAAACCCATAAGTTGACACGCTTTTAACATCAGTGACAATGCCGTTGATCTTGCAGTCCATAGACCCACTAATACCGTTAACTTCACATTTTTTCTGTTCATCTGTAACCTCGTGGCCTGCGGCCCTCGTTAGGAATAACAGCATCTCTTCAATGAGATGACCGTAGAGGAACTTGACGTAGGTATGGCCCTGTATTTCGTCGGACGTTTCTACGTCGTTGTAGACGTTCCACAAGTAGCGGTCCTCACGCCCAATGTTGGACATACGTAGCTTACGTCCGTCCCGCTTACGTCCACCAAACTCGTTACGCATGAGTTCCTTGACGTTTTCTCCGAAGAGATCAATAGCAGACTCCAGATCTACGCCTTCTGCTACTTCTTTCGTCTCCATCAATTGATAGATGTCGGAGACTAATGTGTAGACACTTTTCATTGGTAGTTCCTCGCTATCCCAGAAACAACCCCTTGAGCCTGCTCTGGTGTGCATTTAAACCACTCGCTGCGTCTTTCGTACAGCTTTTGTAGTTCGATGTGTGCTTCTGTCTCTGCTGCTCTACGGTCGTTCACGTCCCATGAAGAAACTAGAGCGTAGTCGCGGAAAGGAGAAGAAGTCTGATATCCGTTCAGTCGGTCTTCGGAATCAACTGCCATACCTACCTTTACCCACTCAGAGAAGTTAGGGTTGACAATTACGTACACCTGACCTTCCACACTGGTTTCGTACTTTGCTAAGCTACTAAAGGCAGCGTCTTCAAAGTTCTTGTAACGTCCGGGTTTATGCAACGGATGTGACTTCGGTATGTACTTACCGTTTACCCACATCTTTGTCTGGTCCCGTTTCCAAACTGCTTCGGGGTTGTCCTTGTAGTACTTGCCTTCACCTCTTTTATAGTTCATACGATTACCTCAGTGGGTTTCTGCCCATGTTGCTCCGACTTTGTATTCTCCGTCAAGAGGGCATCTGAGGTTGTATTCCAAACCTGCCGCCTTGAGGCACTCCACTGCGAGCCAGCCGTACTTCTCTGCTTGGTCTGCAGCCACCTCCGATTGTACTTCATCATGTATGTTTCCTATTAGTTTGTAGTCTAGCTTCCACTGCTGTGCGTAGTCGTCCAGTATAACTAGGGCCTTCTTCATAACGATAGCCCCAGCAGCCTGCAACAACGTATTCAATGCAGCATGTTCAGATCGAACTCTAAGCCTTCGTCCATCAAGTCCTGTGAGATAGCCTCTCCCAGAAGCTCTAGTAACACGTTCTCGTAAACTTTCAAGAGCAGGTGTATTTGATAGAAATCGTCGCTTAAGTTCTGCGCCGTCCTTTGCGCTTCCACCAACGATAGTTCCGATCTTTGCGTCTCCTGCTCCGTAGAGGAAAGCGTAGCTGAAAGGTTTAGCTTGAGGTCTTGTTTCAAGCCCTGCAGCCATTTGGTTTCTTGTGTGTACGTCTTCGGTGAGGAGGACATTCGTAAACTCCTTATCGTCCATGTAATGTGCCAACATCCGCAGCTCAAGGCCACTAGCGTCGAAACCTACTAACTTCTTCCCTTCGGGTACAGTCCAGCAGGAGCGACACTCGTGCCCATAGGGGCTGTGGCTTGCTGGGACTTGCGCCATGTTGGGACTCTGGTGGGTCATACGTCCAGTGACTGCGCCGTTGCTAATGACACGACCATGAACTCTTCCGTCGTCCTGCACATGCTCTAACCATGAGTGTACCTGTGCGTATCGCTTTTGTAGCATCAAGTACTCACTTACGGATCGGGCTTCTGGCAGGTCGATGGTGTCTAGTACAGCCTCATCAACGATGGGATTCCCTTTCTCCGTAACCTTATCGAAGACCACACCAAGCGTCGATAACCTACGCGCAATCTGCTGACGAGACCCGACATTAAACACTTCAACTCGATCCTTAAGACGCTTACCGGTTTTCTCCGAATAGCGTTCATGTACAATCGGAGGAAACTTCTCCTGTAATTCCTCTTCAATTTCATTCATCCTCTCCTTAAATGTTGCTAGTAGTTCGTGCGACAGTTGCTGGTCCAAGAGCCAACCGTTGCGTTCCTGTTGTTGTACAGCGTACTGCACTTGATGTTCCAACTCGATTGACTTTGAGTCAAACTCTGCCATGTCTCTGGTCAGTCTTTTGTGAACTGCTTCTGTGACTGCTACGTCCTGTATGCAGTAGTCGATCATCTCTTGTGACAACCTAGACCAGTCATTGTGGTCACCCTTGGGGAAGCCTAGGGTTTCACCCCATGACCTCAAAGAGTGTCCACCCTGTCTGCTTGGGTCGAACAAACGTGACAACACAAGCGTGTCCACTATGCGCTCAGGAGCCACAGAAACGCCCCAGAGACGTTTTAACACTGGAAGGTCGTAGCCTATCAGGTTGTGTCCACAAACGCTCACAGAGCCTTCTAGAGCCTTTCTGAGGGACCTTTGGTCCAGATGTACCTCAGTTTCTCCGTTTTCCCTAGTCACAACACACCAGATGGTGTCAGGAGTCAGACCGTTAGCTTCCAAGTCAAGGTAGATCAAAAGTCACTCCCAATGTGTGGATTAGGGACTTCAGTGAGACGCCCAGTGTTTCTGTCGTAGGCTAACCAGCAGGCAGGCCCTGTATCACCAGTGTAACGGTTCTTCAGGACTCTGACTGTGGTTGTGTTACGGACATCTGGGTTTTCATTCTGCTGGTCCCTTTCCATACCTATGACAATGTCGGACAACTGTGCAATGGCCTGTGAACCACGCAGCTCACCCAAGGATATCTGAGCACCGTCCTCGTGTGCCTTACCTTGGGATCGCCTGAGGTGTGACACGAGGAACAGACAAATGCCTGTCTCCGCTACCAGAGTCCTCAACTTGGTCATGATCTCGTCAATGGCTTTCCTTTCGTCTCCGGACTCTTGGGAACTGACGACGATGGACAGGTGGTCCAGTATGACGTACCTGCAGTCAAGTGCTTTTGCCATGTAGCGAACACGGGAGAGGAGGTTATCAGCCGACGTTGACCCCCAATGGTCAAATAGGTAGTAACGTCCTGTTCCCAGTGTGCTCTCCCAAAACGGTCGAAGCTGGTCCACTGGCGTGTCCTCTTCCAAGTGTAACGGCCTGTTTGCCGCCACCGACATGATACCAAGCGTTGTTCGGGCCAAATCTTCCTCAAGCGCCAAGACTCCAATATTGCCTTCGCATCGGCGTAGAAGATCATACTCGATTTCTCTGATAAATTGGGACTTTCCCATACCACTGCCGCTTGTGATCGTAACGAGTTCATAGGGCCTGTGACCTCTTGTAATGTGATTAAGCCCCTCCCAAGGATAAGGTATTGACTTTACGTTTCTCTTTTCTACCAGCTTGTCCCATGTGTCAGTACCCGCTACGATACCGTCGGGTCTGTAGACCTTCGCATTCCACCAGTGTTGCGTAAAGTCCTTGACCCTGTTTGCCATGAGCATGTCACTGGCGTCTTTTAGTGGTAACTTGCAGATCCTCAGCTTGTCAGGACTGAAGAGGTCCTTGACCTGCTCTACTGCTTCTTCTCCTGCTTTGTCGTTGTCGAAGCAGAGGACTACTGTGTCGTAGCTTTCGAGCCACTCCAGTTGGGTCTTGATCTCCTTAGCCGCGTTGGACGCGCCTGACCTAAGTGAGACTACGTCCCATTGTTTCCCAGACATCTCATAGATTGCCAAGGCGTCCAGTTCGCCCTCAGTAATCGTTATGTAGGTGTCCCTGTTGCACTGTTGTTGCCCGAAGAACCCGACGTTACCTACGTCCCCCATTGACATGAACCCTTTGGTCTTAACCTCGCGTACCTTTGCCGCGCACAGGTCTCCCGTAGAAAGGTCATAGTAGGGGTAGTAGTGCTTCTCTATTTCGCCTGTGGAAGTGTACTCCACGGTGACCCCGTAGCGCCCACAAGTATCCTGAGATATGCGCCGTTGGGGTATGCTTGAGACCACTCCTCTGAAGTTCAAAGGCTTGGCTTTTGGTAATTCTGTAGCCATGTCGTCTCCGTCCGCGTCTAGCGACGCTTGTCCACCGTGAACGTGATAGTCACAACCGGAGCCAAAACAATGTTGGCCCCCGTCGTCATAGATAGCGAGAGCGTCCGAAGAACCACACTCCGGACAACTCTCGTGCCTAAGGAACTTAGAAGTCTGCGGCATCACCCACAGCCATCTCTGCT